TTGTGTTACCCCTAGTATTAGCAGGGCTGTTAAGTCACCCTGAGTTTGTAACTTGTCACCTAGCTAAAAGAGTTAAGATACAAGGAGAAATGGTTTGCATTTACCGTGGACCCAATGGTACAATAGGATATCATTATCCAATGTTTAAGTTCAGTGAATGCCCTAAGACGTACCAATGTAAATACATTCCTAACGCTAAGAAAAAAGTATCAGTTCAAGATATACTAGACGGATTAAAGGACGGATTTGAATAATGAAATTTGCAGGTTTTAACTTAAAGCAAAAACACTCAGTTTTGCAAAGCATGGGTTATAAGGGTAAAGCAAACAATAAGGAGATGGACAATTTTATTAAGTCCACTCCAGGAAACTCTAGTGCTTATGATATGGCTGTAAAAGTAGCAACTGATGCAGTGGGTGGGGCTATTAAGAAAATGGCAGACGGTGGAGATGTTACTACGGCAACTACTACTGCTGATGAAGACACTAACACAGCTAAAACACCAGAAGAATTAGAAGAAGAACAAAGAAAAGCAAACGAAGAAAAGAACAAAGCTATATCTGATATGTCGTACAAAGCAGTATCTGACCCAGCTTCTTTAGCTACGAATGTTACCACTGCTAAAATGACGGAAGACCCTAATCAAATTCTTGATCCAAGTAAAGGTCAAGTTGGGGATGTAACTCCACAGGCTACAGCTACTACCTCTCCCACAGCTACTGTTACCGCTTTACCCGGAGCTTTAACACCAGAGACAATTTCAGCAGAAGGTGTTGCAGATAAGACACAAAGTGAGTTAGATAAGGTAACAGCAGCACAAGGTACTGTATCTGATAAAGCAACTGTTACTGCTGCTAAAGGTGATCCCACTAAGATGACTGCTATGGGTATTGATAGCATAGAGCAAATTACTGACCCAACTCAGATAGTTCCTCCTGCCCCACGTAAGGTTGAAGCAGGTGAGATGATAAGTGGCTCTGCTGTTGACATGGCTGCAGTAAAGGAAGTCACTGACATTCAAGCTGCTACTGCTGATCCAAGTAAGAAGGCTACAGTACAGGGACAGCTTGAGGGCTTAATGCAAGACTTTGAAGGTGGTGCTACTCCTCCTTGGGCTGCAGGGGCTATGAGAGCGGCTACAGCGGCTATGGCTGCACGTGGGCTAGGTTCTAGTAGTATGGCTGGACAGGCTATTATACAAGCTGCTATGGAGTCTGCTCTTCCTATCGCCCAACAAGATGCCTCTACTGTTGCATCCTTTGAAGCACAGAATTTAAGTAACCGTCAACAGACTGCTTTGTTTGCTGCACAACAACGTGCTGACTTTCTTAAGCTAGACTTTAATCAAGAGTTCCAAGCACGTGTGACTAATGCAGCTAAGGTTAGTGACATTGCCAACATGAACTTTACTGCTGATCAACAGATAGCTTTAGAAAATTCACGGTTGACACAGACTGCAAATCTTGCTAATATGTCGGCAGTAAACGCTAAAGTTATGGCTGATGCTGCTGCTATGAGTCAGATGGATTTAACTAACCTATCTAATGAGCAACAGGCTGCTGTACAGAATGCACAGAACTTCTTGCAAGTAGATATGGCTAATCTAAACAATACACAACAGACTTCTATGTTTAAAGCTCAAGCAATACAACAGTCTTTACTTACTGATGTTGCTGCTGAGAATGCCTCTAAACAATTTAATGCTACAAGTAAAAACCAAACCAGTCAGTTTATGGCAAGTCTTAATTCACAAGTTTCTCAGTTTAATACAACTCAGACTAATGCAATGAGTCAGTTTAATGCTGGTGAAACTAATGCAATCTCTAAATTTAATTCAGAGATGCGGAATCAAAGGGATCAGTTTAATGCTACTAATGGTCTTGTCGTTGCTCAAGCTAATGCCCAGTGGCGTCAGAATATTTCCACTCTTAATACTGCCTCTGAGAATGAAGCTAACATGGCTAACGCTAAGTTTGCGAATGGTCTTACAGAAAATGCTATTAATCAAATTTGGCAACGTGAACGAGACATGATGGCCTATGCATTTACTGCAGGAGAAAGTCTTGCAGAAAGAAATCTCAAGATAGTAGTAGCAGATAAAGATTTAAACAGCGTTCGCTTACAATTAGATACAGAAGAAGATGTTGCTAAGTCTGAATTTATGTATAGATTTCTATTTACTTAAGGAAAAATAAATGTCTTTAAACGATAACGGCTCATATTCCAAACAAAATTATGAACGAATGGCAACTCCTGCTGCTCAAAGAGCAACTGATCTTACTAAAGCTATTGTACAGCCTAGGGGAATACCTCAAGTAGATCTAGCAAGCGGTAAATTAAAAAGTGCGGGTGAAGCAGGAAGTATAAGCATTTTTCAACGCCGTACTCCCATACAAAACCAACAGGATAACTTTCAAGACCGTACTATGCAAACTCTAATTGCACAAAATGCTCAATTTAAAAACAATGCTTATACCTATTCCAGTCAACAAGAAGAAGACGATTTTATGTCTTCTTTAGGTGTAAATAACTCTGATACTATTGATGCCAGAGAAACAAGAGAGTTTCTGACTAAACTAGGTCTGAGAGAAAGTAGTGGTCGGTACAACGTAGTTAATTCTGGTGGCTATGGAGGTAAGTATCAAGCAGGTAACGCAAGGATCACAGACTGGAAAAAAGCTACAGGCACAAAGATAGACTTTAATTCTTTTGTTAAAAGTCCTGCTGCACAGGAAAAGTTTGCTCTATGGCACATAGAAAACATAGATAATCTTTATATGAAGAACGAAATTAAAATGCCACTAAATAGTTTTAGGGCTGTAGCTCATTTAGGAGGTAATACAGGAGCTTTAAATTATTACAAAACTCGTGACCTTCCTTTTGGACACCCTGACAAGTATAACCCTCATGACGGCAAAGGTAAAGATAAAGATGGTAAAGAAATTATAGGAACTTATCTTTCAGAATATGACACTAAGTTTGGAGGAGACTCGTAATGATGTATGATAGACCAATTCCGGGACAGTCTCTTACTACTGAACCTAAGAACGCTCCTTATGAAAACCCACCTGAGATTACTAATGCTGATGAAGCTCTTATGCACCACATAGATCATCTAAACAATTCTGAATCTGCTGAAGATATACTAGACTTTATTGAGGCAGGAGTAGACGTTAAGACATTGACAGAAGCTGTAATGCGTAGTGCTGTTATGCAGGGTATTCATAGCGTAGACATAAGCTTGACTATAGGCCCAGTCTTACATGAGTTTATTCGTGGAATCCCTCTTGCTGCTGGTGTTGATTTTGAAGATGGCTTTGAAGATAAAAATGTTAGAAAAATAAAAACCTACTCTCGTCAAATATCTTCTGCAAGAAAAATGTTAGAAAGGTTAGGAGTAGATGATGCCCCTACACAAGAAGATAAAGAACCAGTAGTAGAAGATAAACCCACTGGTCTAATGGCAAGGAGAGCTTAAATGGCTATAAAGTTTACAGGTTTATTAGCAGGGCAAAAAGGTTTAGCGGATGAAAAAGCTGCTGCTGCTACGGCACAAGAAAATAGAGATTGGCGTGAACTTATTCGTCAGGATGGTCTTGATGCAAAATCTCAGGCTCAGGCTAATTTTGAAAGTTCAGTTCTTGACAAGCGGTATGAAATCTTTGGTAAGGGTGTAAAGAGTTATACTGACGCACGTAAACCTAGCTCAGAGATGCTACAAGGTCTTGGTTATTTAAAAAGTGTTATAGGTAATACAGAAGGTGGTGATGCTTGGATTGAAAGCTTTAAAGACAATCCTGCTATGATTAAAAAAATTGTTACAGCACACGAAAAAGCAGCCGAAAATAATAATGCTGTGTCTGGGGAGGCATTGATAGCTAATATCTTGGTTATTAATTCTAGTGCTGATCCAGATGCTGCTGTAGAAGAGTTTGCTACTAGCGGTGATCTTTGGGCGCAAGCAGGAGAAATTGACTTTATGGATAGAGAGGCTTTTTATGAGTTGTACTCACAGACTCAGGTTG